TCAACTACGATATTGAACTGGATGACCAGCGTGACTACTCAACTACATTCAAGTTTGAATCGGTGACTGAACAATCATTCAGTCACATTGCTTGGGGTAAAGGACATCCATTAGAAGGCGAACCAATGGTATTGCGTGACTATCAAGTTGAAATCATCAACAACTTTTTAGCAGACCCACAATGTATCCAAGAGATTGCTACTGGTGCAGGCAAAACTGTTATCACAGCTGCACTCAGTGATGCAGTTGCGCCATATGGCCGCACTGTTGTGATTGTGCCAAACAAGAGTTTGGTAACACAAACAGAAAAAGACTACATTAATATGCAACAGGATGTAGGTGTTTACTTTGGTGATCGTAAGGAATGGGGACGACAGCACACTATCTGCACTTGGCAGAGCCTAAATGTCCTGCTGAAGAACACAAAGAACTCAGTGGGTGATGTAACCATACAAGAGTTCTTGGAAGATGTAGTGTGTGTTATTGTTGACGAAGTGCATATGGCCAAAGCCGACGCTCTAAAGAGTTTGCTAACCGGTGTAATGAGTCGTGTGCCTATTCGTTGGGGACTTACAGGAACCATACCCAAAGAACCATTTGAGTCGCAAGCATTAAAGTGTAGTCTTGGCCCAGTAATTGGCAAACTTACTGCCAGTGAACTACAAAGCCAAGGTGTATTGGCTCAGTGTCACGTGAATATTGTTCAGTTGGTTGACCATGCTGAGTTCACCAACTACCAAAGTGAGTTGAAGTTTCTATTGGAAGAACCCGATAGACTCAAAACAATAGCTCAGTTGATTGCACAGGTCAACGCCACTGGCAATACCCTGGTACTGGTCGATCGAGTAGCCGGGGGACATGCTCTGGTAGAGTTGTTGGGAGATTTGGCCGTTTTTGTCAGCGGCGCAACCAAAGCAAAGGATAGACAGGATGAGTATGATGAAGTTGCCACCAGCACTGGCAAGATTATTGTGGCGACTTACGGTGTGGCCGCTGTGGGTATTAATTTGCCTAGGATTTTTAATCTGGTTCTTGTGGAGCCCGGAAAGAGCTTTGTCCGCGTTATACAATCAATTGGGCGCGGCATTAGAAAAGCGGAAGACAAAGACCATGTCCAGATCTGGGATGTAACCAGCACTTGCAAATTTGCCAAGCGCCATTTGACCAAACGCAAACAGTTTTACAAAGAAGCCAACTATCCGTTTACACAAGAGAAACTGGAATGGAAATAAAGGTTGCACTTGCGATAAAATATGTTATAATACACTTATGAGAATACTAACACTTGACAATGAACCATTTGATCTAGATCATCTTCCAGAAGAAGTAGATGACATGCGCTTTGCTATTTTTGACAATAGTGATCCCAAAGATCCAGACTATCACTATATTCCCTTGATCTTTTTAGAAAGTTTTACAGCGCCAGCTCTAGTGCTACGAATAGGTTCGCACAGAATTCGCATGCCAGTTGATTGGCAGATTCTAATTGGAGAACCCGACATTGGTGATCTCGAAGTGTTACCACTAACCAGTATAAACGATCGTGGATTCAAAGCATTTCAGTTCAATCCACTCAGCAGTTTTAGACCCAGTTTTCCGGACATTGAAATCATTGACATCTATCAAGAAGTGTCGTGGTATGCGCCTAAACTAAAGAATGGTCAAATGTTGTGTGTGCCAATCAGCGAAGGCGACGAACCTGAGTGTGTGTATTTTGTCAAAGACATCAGTCGCAACTGTGAAGTGGTAAACTACAACTTGGCGTGGTAATGGACAAGCTCAGTATCAACAATGAAATGGCTGTGTTTGATCGTAAGGATCGAGAGTTTTACAACAGCCTAACACTAGAAGAACGTAAAAAGTTTAGTAACTTCTTAATGATCAGATATGGATCAAATGTGCAAGGTAGCAGAGATTTGCAAGAGTTTTACTTGATCTCTACTAACGAAAGACTTAATAAACATTTTTTTAATATTAATCGACATCCAAAACTGCAATGGTTGTGTGCTACTACTGTGAGTCCTGGCTTGGGCACACAACGTCATCAATGGATCGCTCCTAAGAAAAAAGAACCCGGTGCCAGTGGTATTCGCAAGCAATTGGCCGAACTGTATCCGCATCTCAAAGACGATGAGCTAGAATTGATGGCCGAAATCAATACCAAAAAAGACATTGATGAATATTTACGAGCCAGTGGGCAAGACACAAAGAAATGAGTTATACCTGTCAGTATTGTCGGAAAGACTTTATGAAAGAGTCCAGTCTTGCGGTGCATTCATGTGAGCCGCGACGTCGACGCATGGAAAAAGATGAAGCAGGTGTGCGTCTGGGATTTAATGCTTATTTAAAGTTCTATGAACTGACACAGGGTAGTGCCAAGCTAAAAACATTTGATGACTTTTGTGAAAGTGCTTACTACCGGGCGTTTGTGAAGTTTGGTCGTTACTGTGTAGATATTCGCGCTGTTAATCCAGCACGTTTTGTAGAATGGGTATTGAAACAAAACAAAAAGATTGATCATTGGTGCAAAGACACAGTGTATACAGAATACCTCTCCGATTATCTGCGTGTGGAAAATGTAAACGATGCATTGGCCCGTGCTGTGGAGTTTGGTATTGACTGGTCAGAGCAGTCTGGTCACCCAGCAGAAGATTGTCTACGTTATGGCAATACCAATGCCATGGTGTATGCTGTGACCGCAGGTCGCATCAGTCCTTGGATCATTTACAACAGTGAATCTGGACAAAAGTTCCTAAGTGAATTAGATTCCACACAAGTTGCCATGGTGTGGCCCTACATTGATGCAGATTTTTGGATGAAAAAGTTCCGGGACTATCCAGCAGATCAAGAGTATGCCCGGGATATATTAACAAAGGCAGGATGGTAAAATGATCAAAGCAATTCACACCAGTGGAAGGTATATACAAGTGATAGGCGGCAGTGCCAGCACCTATGTGAGTGCTCAGGCCGGTTCGCAGGGTGTTGGTAACTTGCGTTTCAACACCAGCGGTCAGCGACTAGAAGTTTATGATGGCATGACTTGGTTGGAACTAAACACGCCACATGCCAGTGTAGGACTCAACCCAGATGCTGAAGCAGCAATTGAGTGGGCATCTCGACAAATGGCGGAAGAAAAAAGGCTTGAGACGTTGGCAAAAAAACATCCTGCTGTGGCAGATGCATTGTCAGCAGTTGACAAAGCCAATGAACAACTTAGAGTTGTAACTGCACTAGTAGAAACAGAATAAGTATTAGTAATGTCAATAATTATTGTAGGTAGCAACCATACCAACACTGCTGAATATTATAAAAAACTTGGTCTAAGTCCAAGCGTGTTGGTAACTGGTATCAATCACAAAGAATCAATTGGTCATACTTGTATACAAGATATACCAAATCATAATCAACTCGAGGTTGTATTAAAAAATGCAGATGAAGTATATTGGGCAGAATCAAGCAAAGATGAGTTTTATAACGACGAAGCATATTATGATTTTTTACATTGGTTACGAGATTATAATTTAAAATATCATAATGTAAAAAACTTTAAGGTAATACACTTTGATCCGTATGGGTGGGCACCAAACCTTGCCACAGACCCAGATCAAGCTGTTTTTTTAGGCTGTGGTATTACTGCTGGAACAGGACTGCCTGATCCTAATACTCACTATTCTACACTTGTGTCTAACCATTTTGGTAAACAATCATTAAATTTAGCAGTCATTGGATGTAGTAACCATTTAATGTTCGATCAATTTACTCGACTTAATTTTCATCCAGGGCAGATAGTAGTATTGCAACTTGGTCTATTAAATAGAATACACTATTGCGATACCGACAAACAATTAATTTCAAAAAGGTTCTATAAGTTACAAGATACACAATTGACTCGGTCTATACTTGAGGTCTATCATAAAGACTTTTTATTTTACGAATTATTAGTTAAAATAAGATCTATAATTACAATCGCAAGACTACAACAGTTAAAATTGGTATTTTGGTTAATTGACTACAAGCTCGACGAAAAATACTCTAACTTAGATCAACTTTATTTTTACGATATGCCGGAATTTGTGCCTGCAAGTTGGATGGCAGATTTTATGGTAGATAAAGGCAATGATAGTGGCTATCCTGGGATAGAATCAAATAAAATTATAGCTAAAACATTAATAAAATATATAGAGACAGTATATGAGTGCAGACATTGATATTGACCTAGCAGATAGAGATCAACTGTTACAGTTAATACGAGCTACTCCGGCACGTCAACTGCATCAAGGTCAAGTGCGCCGACACAACTCGGGTGTGTATGTTACAGACATCCCGTACGATCCGGTCAATGCCTGTGCTGCAATTGATTACGAAGAGGCTGAGAAGCTAGGCTATTTTAAAATTGACCTGTTGAACATGTCGGTATACCAGTTGGTTAAAAGTCCCGAGCACTACCAATCCTTGCTGGCAACTGAGCCACCATGGTCGAGGTCATGGACCGATACAGAATGGGCTCGGCAACTGGTCCACATAGGTAACTATACCGAGCTATTACAGACCATGCGCCCTGATTCAATTCCAAGGATGGCAGCTTTTATCAGTATCATTCGCCCAGGCAAGTCACATTTACAAAACAGGCCCTGGAGCGAAGTGTTTGAATCGGTGTGGGACGGAGATAATAGTCGAGGATTTGTGTTTAAGCATGCACATGCCATTGGCTACGCAGCCTTAGTAGCACTGCACATGAATTTACTCGATCAATGACAATTTTATACAGTAACGGATGTAGTTTCACAGCCAATCGTGACACACCAAGATGGCACAGATATCCGCTATTGGTAGGTAAACACTTTGGGTGGCAAGTATTTGACCGAGCTGTTTCAGGCTCGTGCAACAGTAAAATTATTCGGTGTGCTATGAGAGATTGTATTGATCTTTTAAAACACAACGAACCAATTGTAGCAATGATTCAGTTGACATTCAAAGAGCGATTTGAATATGCCGGAACACTCACGGGCGCCAACAATTGGAAATACGGGGAAATCAATACCGGACTCGATTTTGTTCCAGCCCATGACCAATTTGAATCTATCAAACCCGGCGATGATATAAACTGGCCCGACGAAGTAAAGCAGTATGCAAAACTTCATACAGTGTTACAAAAACCCAATGCCATTGATGCCGAATTGTTTTCTAGACTGATAGGACTTGTTTCGTTCTTTAAATCAAATAATATTCGATACGTAATATATGCCGGCCCAGCTGATTTTAAAAATCAACTGACTATAGATGATCCATTTTATCAATATCTAACCAACGATCCAAACGTGTTAGACTTTTTAAAGTTTGATATGCTTGGATTAACTGGTCAACAAAGACATCCGGACCGAGATGGTATGCAACGAATAGCAGATTATTTTATCAATCTACTCGACGAACCAACGTAATTGATTTACGTTTGGATTTTTTACGACTCATTTCACTTAGACTGCAAATAGGTCCGTGTAATACTTCTAGATCTTTATTGGTAAAAGTTTTAAGATAGGGCCTAAATACGTCCCAATCGCCTTTGAGGAATATGTTGATAGGGATACTGCGATTGCTTTCCCACCACCAAACATTGGCCAATTCTAAAAAGTGACGTTTTAAATCTGCATCCACTATAGCACCAAAGTCATAGATGGTGGTTATTGCATCATCTTGATTTTGTATAATACCCACATATTCTGTCGAGGCGTAGACACATAGTGTTATAAATGGGTATTTTTCAGCTAATTTATCAATGAAATCGTTTGTCATGTCTACGGATATTTACCAGACCAATTTCGCCGGGTCTAGCAAAAGCACTAAATATAATGTATGTATTCAACCCAAGTCTATATCTACCAGCAAATTACCCGAGTGTTACTCATGGACACAGGTGCAGGCGAAACTTTTATCTATAGGTACGATCCCGTGTATGCAAAACAACTAACCATAAACAAAGGCGTTGACAATGTGCTGTTGTTTGAGTTCATCAATCAGCAGGAAAAACCTGTCAACATTACAGGAAGTGATTTCCTGTTCCGTGCCATCAGCACCGCTGGCTCTG